GTGAGGATCCACCCAAGAGGGAAACAGTTGATGCAAAGTTTTTCGCTTGACTCCTGACGGTATCAAGGAACCTGCCTTCGTCAGATCCGTTAATAACATAATAGTCTACTCCTAATTGTTTACATAAAGCTTTTGCTACGGTAGTCTTACCGATCCCCGCTGTCCCAGACAGCAATAGATTAGGTACGTTACCCTGCTCTACAATCTGTTGGAAGGTATCCTTAATACGTTTGGGTAGGATACAATCTTCAATCTTCTGTGGACGATACTTTTCGACCCAAAGAAATTCACTCATGATAAAACTGTGTTAATTAAAATCCGAGTCTGATGCTCGGAGGGGGAGTATCCTGTATGAAGATAGTTCCCATCAAATAGTACCATACGTCCTGCCTTGGGAGCAATACGTTCCTTGATAGGTAGGTTACCTGTCTCAAGGTATGTCTCTGCCCACTTAGTCTTATGGTCATATATTACTGTATCCCCATCACTATCATTAACATATACTATACACGCTACGTGCGGTTGATCTATGTCAATGTGAGGGGGATGTAGGTATCTGTCATGTAGAACTGTCATGTCTAGTCTACACCTCAGAATGTGATCTGCCTTTGCTATATCTTTGATACGATATATCAGAGGTTGTATTAGTGTTGCTATAGGAGTCTCTTCAAACTTGTCTGGTTTCCATGGTGGTACTAGACCAATAGAAAAACCAAAGTCTTCTATCAAAGAATCATCGTATTCAGAAAGAGATTGTGACCCTTGAAAGTACCATGGGGTACTAGCAGGATCACACGCACTCTGTATAGCTTCTAGGTATGATGGCGATACGAAGTCATCGTAGATCGCTAGATCAATTTTCCTCATAGGTTGAATCAGGTTCTAGAGCAATAAGGTATACAACTCCATCGGAGGAGACCCACTGACTAGCACCAGACTTACTGATCCTTACATTGTAACCTGTGTTAGCGTTACTATAATCTAGTTTAAATATATTCTCTGACTTGAGATTGAAAGAGAATGTAGCATCAGTTGTACCCACACCAATAGAGTATGTGTTAGAGGATGCGTTCTCTCTATCTCTAATTTCAATAGACACAGTTCCATTCTTACCTACAATAGCAATGTCTTCTAAGTGACCATAGATTGATAGAGCAGTTCTGATCTTATTAAGATCACCAATACTCAAATCAAACTCACACTCAATGCTAGGTAACTCTGGAAACTCAGCAGGAGGTTGCTGTACAATAGAAGGATCAGCAAAGAAATATTTTGCTGTAGTCCTGTCTGTTTTGACAGTAACGTATGCGTCATTACTAAAGATAAGATCTCCTTGGTTATCAGTAAGACTCATGACCTTGAGGAACTCATCTAGATCATAGATGGCAAAGTCTTGTGGGAATGTTTCCTCGACAGGTGTCTTAGCAAGAACATTCTTTTGGATTGATAAAGAAGAAATCTCATTTCCTTCTTTAAATTGAATCGACCTGTTGATCTTTGACATGTTAGTCAAGATTCTAATAGTGCGATCAGAAAGTTTCATAGGGTTCTGTGTGTTCACGTGTTTTTTCTGTAAAATGATATAGGAGTACGCAATAATGAATTGCTTTAAGAATGTCCCTGCTAGGGAATCCCTTCTTATCGTATCGAGACAAATACTTAATAGCATTTGAACGACAGAAAGCAGGAGCATCGCCCACTGCTTCGATAAGATCTAAAGTCTGTACGTTGGTCTTATCTGAGGTGTAGTGACCCTTGTAGGTGCTAGTGATATAATCCATAGCATCCTTGAGTCCTTGATCCTCGTTATATTTACAACGTAGGGTATTGTCTTCAATACCCATTGTCTTTTCTTCCATGCTTTCGATTGATTGTCGGAGCATATGCGTTGCTGAATCTTTGTCCATAATCTATACTACACTGTTGTTCCTACTTTGTCAACGTCAAAGTCAACGTTAGCATCTACCTTGTCGTACAACTCTTGGAATGCTTGCTTGGTCTCGTCATCAAATCTGTTGATACAAGTAGAGATAGCTTTTGCTTTATCCTTAAAGATAGCATATGCCTTAGCAATATGTACGAGTCTACGTGTGGAGATTACCTCATCAATACCACCGTCCTTGAAGGTACGACGGATGATGTCTGCCCAATCACATAGGTGCTTGATGTAGTCCTTGTCATCACAGTGGAAGGCAAGAATTTTTGCTTCGGTTACAGGTGTAGGATACTCCTGCTCGAATGTGATAGGGAATCTCTCAAGGAATGCTTCGTTCAATACATTAGTACCTACGAATCTTCCGTCATCAGATCCCTTACCTTTAGTATTAGCAGTAGCGATCACTGTGAATCCTGCTGCGGGTTTCACATACCTACCGATCTTCTTAAGGAAGACACCCTTGCCTTCTAAGATAGATTGTAAGCATAGAATCTTGTTAGATGCTAGGTCAACTTCGTCAAGTAGAAGAACAGCACCCCTTTCAAGTGCCTCTATGACAGGACCATTGTGCCAAACAGTGTCCCCATCAACAAGACGAAAACCACCAATAAGATCATCCTCATCAGTTTCAATAGTAATGTTTACACGGATCAACTCACGTCCCTGAGCAGCACATGCTTGCTCTACGGAGTATGTCTTTCCGTTACCAGATAGACCAGTAATAAACATAGGGTAGAACTGCTTAGATCCCAAGACTTTTTTGACATCCTTGAAGTTACCGAATGGTACGAACTCAGCATCCTTAACTGGAACTAAGTTTTGTACAATACTCTGCTCTGTTTTTAGTGTAGCAGAAGTTGTTGGAGTTGTCGATGGTGACGCAACAAATGTGTCCTCTAGTGCCTGTCTCTGTGAAGCAAGAGACGCAAGATTCCACTGACCTTTAGTGTTAGGTACTTTGTACTTCTTAAGTTGCTTTGCGATAGTAGAGTAACGGATACCTACCTCTGCGATGTACTCATTGACTTGAGTAGATGTTACATTGTTACCGTAACGTGCTTGAAGTTCTTGTGCTCTGTTTTTAGAAGACATAATACTGTGTGAATTGCTTATGTATTAATAATATAGCCTCAAGCACTACTTGTGAAGCTATTGTAGACACTTATTTTATTGTCACATCTGACCCACCATAATGACCAAACTTCCCACGTATAAAAACATCAAAAGCTACTGCGTATCTTACCTGATCGGTCTTATTCTTTTCTACGTTATGTATAACCTGACTAGGAAAAACTAAGATCATACCATTCTCAGGTTTTACTCTCCAACTCTGCTGTGTATATTGATTAAAATAATTTACATCAGGTGTGAGTGTGGTCATAAAACAATTAGTTGAGTGTTGCCCTTTCTCTATGACCAGATCTCCACTATGCTCGCTCACATCTAGGTAGTATATACCTGAGAATATACTGTTCATATGGCAATGATTTTGTGCCCAGTCGTTAGGCATATGTTTGATACCCCATGCCCTACACACATCAATATAAACGTAGTCAGATACCTTTAGATGCCCATAGGCAAAGTACTTTACAGCATCAGATATCTCATGCTTAAGTGAACGTAACTCTGGGTGTGAAAATATATCTCTATCTCTACTGATATATCCATTGTCCATCGCTGTGCGATCATAATTTAATGTCTTTACATATTCCAACCACCCCTCCTTCAGAGGTATTTCACTCTGGAAGACAGGGGTGGGGAACAGACTATGTACCTGTGGCTTCATGCTATAACTGAGATGAACTCATTCAATATTCTCTTAGAAGTAACCTTACCTTTTTGTGACTTCTTGAATGCTCTAGAGATGTCTTGCTTACGTGCGTCCTCTTTAACAGTGAACTCATTTTCAGTTTCATCCATAGATCCTGTATGTATATAGAGTGATCTTGTGTATGCTGAGTTAAGGTTGATGAAGGACTTGTGCTTTCTCCACTCTGCCTTTGTCTTCTCCTTAGTATCGAAGTCCATATCCCATGTCACTCTGTTGAAATCATGACCAGAGCATAGTCTGATAGAGATAACGTTAGTGCTAGGGAAGTTATCCTTTAGGTTCTCAACAAAGATGTCTGTGTGACTAGAACCATAGTAATCGTAACCGAATGTCTTGTAGATTCTACCTACCTTTCTGTCACGTAACTGACAATCAGCGATGTTACCTGATACAAGTTTGTCGTAGTCATAGTGACCCCACTTCTTGTTTCTCATGATGTATGAACCCTCACCATCTGTCAAGTTAATGATGTGTGACTTCTCTACATTGTTGTTCTTGATGAACTGAGGAAGAATCTGTCTCATTGAGATGATTGCTTCGTTAAGTGGTGTACCTGATAGGTATAACTTGTAAGGTACATTGAAACGTGAGTGTCTATATGTCATGCTGAAAGCAAGTCTGAACATATACTTCATAACCTTCTCTAGTTCCTTAGTCTTGAGTTGACTAGAAGCAAAGTTGATCATGTTGAATCCTTCGATAATGATTTCATTCTCGATAGGGTTATCAACTCTCCCTGCGTTGGCACGATCCCACTCATTAGTGAAAGCATATACCTCAAATGGAATGCCTGTCTTCTTACAGAACTGGACTAGGTTTAGTAACTGCTTCATGGTGCTGAAGAGTACGTTTGACATTGAACCAGACCAATCTAGGTTGAAGATTAGACCATGATTCTTACCGTCA